GGGTCTTTTTTCGGGAGTATCCCGTAAGCCGGGTTCTGTCAAGAACGACCATTTATCTAGGCTCGGACTTGCGCCCGAGCTCAAGCGACCGTACCCGGGGGTCAGCGGGCCGCCTCATCCCCCCCTATTCGGTCTTGCTCCGGACGGGGTTTACCTAGCCCGCAGGTCGCCCTGCGGCTGGTGGGCTCTTACCCCACCTTTTCACCCTTACCGGCGGTTAAGCCGGCGGTATATTTCTGTGGCACTTGCCTGAGGTTCGCACCTACTGGACGTTATCCAGCGTCCTGCCCTGTGGAGCCCGGACTTTCCTCCGCCACCCGCCAATTGGCGGGTCGGCAGCGGTCGTTTGTGGTCGTGGCATATTGCGGATCATCCCAGGAGGCTGTGGCATCCAGATCCAGCTCCTGGGCTACTGTGAGGAAGTAGCCCGTGTCATTGATGTTCACGCCCAGCCGGTCAGGAGATACCAGCGTCCTCCTGTTAGCCGCGGTGTCGCTGCCCTTGTTTTTCCACATCCTTGAGCGCGCGTAATAGCCAGGTGCTGCGGCTAGGAGAGCCCCTGCATTGATCTTCAGAGCGACTCCGGAGACGACGGAAGCTAGCGCCCTCAGAAAGGGCGTATCCGTGCTCAAGTCTGTGGGCAGAGCGGTGAGATCCGCGCCCTCAATGCAGGCCGCCAAGGCTCGCAGATATTGGGTGTCCGTAGAAAGATCATCAGTCATTATTATTCCTCGCTATTATGAAAAAATATTTAGATGGGTTTCTCCGGCTTCTTCTCTGGCTTGATCTCCTCGTAGCTGCTGGGATCCTCAGATACCCGCTTGAGGGTGGCCGGATCGGCCACCTCCCAGATTACTCCGGTAGCCTTATTCCGGAAGAGCCGGGCAGGGGCTTTTTCTGTATCCCCCATCTATGCCACCACCTTCAGGACGGCCAACTTGCCCACCATGTACCCGCTCGATATCTGCAAGTATCCTGTAGAATTCATGAATCTGGCAGACTCTAATGGCCCGAACCAGTAGACTCCGGCAGTAGGAGCATCAAATGAGTAGTTCCCGATGCTTGCCCGGAATGCTTGTGCGCCGTCTCCTGCCATGATATCAAAATAGTCCAGGGTCGTGTTGTAGCTCGACGTGAAATTGAGCCCTACAATTAGATCATAGCCTTCTGGCCAGTCATAGTAATTGACTGAACCATTCCCTAAGAGAGAACTCCAGGCAGACGGAGCGCGGGCATAATCGTTTTGGCTATCCAGGCTGGATACGGCAGAGATAGCAGTGTAGGTTGCCCCGGCCATACCCATGATGGACATGGCCAGGAAAAGGATTAAGAAGAATTTCTTCATATTGTTATCACCTCTTAGCTCCATGAGACAGTCAGAACGCCAAGATGTTCAGGGCGAACTACCTTTATGCCAAAGACATATTCTCCATCGACCTTCTTGGCGAACTGCTTTTCCATGTCCATAATTCGGATATCTTGGACCTGAGACGCGAAGGTGATGGCTTTGCTTGTGCCGAAGAGGATCTTATATTTGGCTCCAGCCGTATTCGGTACATTGTGGCTCTTGAGGATCTGGAAGCCACCGATCTCTGCAATCGATCCATTCAGTACCGCTCCTGCAAGTGCTGATGTTCCGGCCATGCTGCCGGTGAGCTTCAGATCTTTCTGAATTAGCCCGGCGAACCTGGGCGGAACTATCATCCATCTACCCTCAGATCCTACTTTGGAGTCATCCAGAGCAACACCACAGTCAGCAATCAGATTATAGACATTCTGAGCATCTCCGGCTGTGAGGTTGGGGACTTTGGCCGTGGCATCACTGCCCACTAAGTTGCTGGCGCTTGCGTCTGTATAGAATGATGCGATTGCTTGATCAATAGCATCCCGGACAGCATAGGCTGCCTCTTTGTTGTTCTCTCCCATGATATCCAGGCGGGTCTGTTTAGTGTCCTTTGTGCTGACCTTGAAATTGAAATACTTGTCATAGTCAATTGTCATCTCAAGGTCAGAATCGAGGACCGTCTCGGGATCTGCCATATCCGCATTCTGAGTATAATCGCGGACAGTTACCGCGCCAATTCCCACAATCCGGACGGATTTTGCGAACTGTACCTCTCCCTCATAGTTCCGATTCGTGATGCCTTCCTGGCCGTATACTAGGGCCTTCTGGAGCTGGTGCTGCACGTCCGCAGCCACCACTTCAGGCTTCCATGATTCAAATGCCATATGAAATATCACCTCTACTTAATCCGGCCTTCTCTGGCAGCCATGACGATCTCTGCATGTTGTTCATCAGTCATGCCTTTAAGCCGGAGTTCTCTGATTTCAGATTCAGTCCAAATTTTCTCTTTCCCTAGGTCTTGCTGGTTCGGGGGGTTGCTCCCTGCCCCGGTCTTTTCGGGTTTGATATTCGCTAGAAGTCCGAGACTTGCCAGCTCCTGGACATCCGCCTCAATCTCTTCTGGTGTAGATCCTACCACCCGCTTAAGGAGGGCATCAATCTTATCCGGATGAGCCCCGGCCCGCATCAATGCCCGGAGCTTAGCGGCTTCCAGCCTGGCAGCTTCCGCCTCGGTCTTGTGCTGGTCGCGTTCTCCGGTGATCCTCTCAAGCTCGGTCTTGCTGGCTTCATCGGCAGCCTTTTTAGCTGCCAAGATCTCCTTCACATCCTTGATTTTGAGTCCAAGATCAGAAAGCCCTAGCTGTTTTTCTAACGCTTCCCGGTCTTCTCTCAGTCTGCCGCTGACTATCTTTTGAAGTTGTTCGTCAGTGTAATATTTCCCCTGGGTCCCAGGTGTGCTATCTCCGCCCTGTTGTTCATCGCCGGGCGCTGGCGCTGGTGGTTCATTTTCTCCTGCCATAAGAATTAACTCCCGCCATTTCAAGTCTGGCGTAGACTGTGATAAGTATCTTAGAATCGTGCTGCTGTGGCGATATTATGAGTGCATCTCGGATGGAAGAGCCCCGCCGCTCTGGCTTCATCGAGCGTAGGATAGCCCGGCGTCTTGCCAGTGAGGCTCACTATCCGGCCCACCCAAGCCCGGCAGATATCGCAGGTGTTCTTGGCTGTGCCGCCTGTGATCTCGGCTAGATCCTGGCCATGCTCCAGGAGGCGGTTCGCAGTCCCATTGATCTTACACTCACGGGTGGTGGTCCGAGCCACCATTTCGGTGTAGCTCTTCATATTCCACTCGCGCCCGCCCGAGTCCTTGAATCCAGTGATGCCGTTCTCTGCCAGAGCTTCACGGTATCGCTTGGCGGTCTGTTTCCAGGTCTGATATCCGGCCACATCACCCCGGACTGCTTCCAGGGCGAGGTTCCGGTAGACATCGTCTACTCGCCGGCCTATGACAGAATCGACATCCACAAGGCGCTGGTAGGCATTTTCTGCCAAGACCTGCATAGCCTGTTGATGGATCGCCCCGAAAGCGATCTCTGCAAAACCCCGATCAACTTCGGCCACGGCGGCCTGGTATGCCGAGGATACCGCCTCTTCACACCACGTCCGCCCGCCTGCCAGTAGATCCTTTCGGATTGCCGCGACATTGTTCTTGAGCGCTGTGAGGTTCTTAAGATCGTTGCCCTTCAACAGCGCCTTATTGTACTCTGTCAGGATCTCCCGCTCTGCATCGGTGTAGAGCTGGATGAGGCGGCGAGCTTGGGCCTCACTGAG